CCTCTCTGTGGCATTCGCTGTCAACAAACGATAATGCAGGAACTGCTGCACGGTCTCCACCTCCAGCCAGCCAATACCATCCGCCTGTACCAGGTCGCCGGGCCGCACGCCCACAGGGTCATACAACACGGCTTGATACCCGGCAGACAGCACCCGCCCCCGCTCCTCAATAGGGGCAGAAGCAGATACCGGCTGCCAGCACAAATACAAAATGGCAGGTGTAGCACTGTATGTGTTCTGCTCAAAGTCGTAAGCACTGTCTCTGATCGTCTGTGCGGAGAAAATCCGTGATTTTACAGTCCACGACTTAGGCGTTTTTGCTTTCACCGGTGCGCACCTCCCTGTATCTGTTGTACGGCTGGAGCAGGTCGGCAATGGCTGTCTCCTGCTCCGCAGGGGTGGTATAGGTCTCGCTCATAGATACGCTGCCCTCTGTATAGGACGTACTCTTTACACCGTAATCCCGATCCTGTATAAAGCAGTTCAGGTGCACAAAAGCCAGTTTGGCCAGTGTGGTGGCCGTTACCACCGGCGGCAGCTCTTGCGTGCCCAAATAGGTCAGGCAATCGTCCTCTGCCATATCCAAAAACAGCTGCAAATCCAGCTCTTCACCGGCGTGTGCGTACCAGGCCTCGCATATCTTGTCGTAACGCCCGGCAGCGGCCCGCAGCAGCCGCAGAGCCTTGCTTTTCATCTCATCAGTCAAACATATCACCCCCATAAGAAAAGGCGCCTTATTTGGCGCCCTTTTTTGTATCCTCTTTTTCTTGCAGCTGCCAACCGGCATTCAAATAAGCCGGCAGACAACTCCGATCAATGACCACTTGGGTCTTGCCCTGTACAACGGTTACCTTTTCCATTTGTACCTCCCTGGGCTTAGCCCTGCACCTTGACGATCATATTCTTGTCCAGCGTGGTCACGCCGTACAGAATATCAAAGGACACGGTGTCGATCTTGTGGGTGCTGTCGTAGTCAAAGACCACACGCACACCCAGACCGTCCGCAGAAGCCACATAGGCGTTCTTGTTGCCCATCGGCAGATCCATAGGACGGGTCACCAGTGCCACGCCGTTGCGGTGGAACCCTACGGAAGTGGGTGCAGAAATCACCGTAGCGTCTTTGTTGGTCAGCGCGGCATGGAGCGGCTGGTCAATGACTACGCTGGCGATCGCACCGGTGGAGGCCGTTGCGTCTGCTGCAAAGTGATACACATAGCCGTCCACAATAAAGCAGTCGCCCTTCTTCACGGTCGCAGAGGCTGCGGTCACGGAAGACAGCGCCACAGTGCTGGCACCTGCAGTACCGCTAACCTTAAAGGACTTGGCGGTGCCTACGGCATTATCCAAATAACCAAAGGGATACGGTGCATTCTGGCTCATATAGGTATCCATGGTGTACACCTTGCCCAGCTCTGCCTCACGCAGGGCGGTACCATCGCCGGCATAGGATACCTTGGACATATTGTCGTCCGTTGCATAGAGCACCTTGTGAGAGGGGTTCAGCACCAGGCGGCGGTTCTGTACCGGCACACCGGCAAAGTCCAGCAGGCTGCCCACCTTGGCAATATCTTTGATGGGCTTTGCTGCGTCCTCGCCGGAAGCGGTCACTGTGCGGCATGCGCCCTCTACGGCGGTAGCCAGCACATCCGCGTCCACTGCGTTGGCAATGGCCGTCATAGCCGGTTCAATGACCTGTGCAGAGAAGTCCCGCAGGTCCAGGCTCATCTCCTTAGAGGTGATCTGTACGGTCACATCACGCAGACGATCCATCTTTACAGGCACGCCGCCTTCGTTCAGCTCCTGGGGATCCACTGCGCCGGTAAAGTTCTTGGCCGCAAACTTGCTGGGACGGCGTGCGGTTACCGTATCGCCAACCTTAACAAATTCTTTTTCATAGTCCCGGTGCACCAGGTTGGCCATCACCAAGTTGTTTTTCAGTACCATCAGTGCCTCATTGGCAATGACATTGGGGGTTAAAATCGTGTTCGGCATTTCTTATTCCTCCTTAGCCGTTGTTTTTTCTCCACGCTTCATAGGCGTGGAAGTCTGTGGGCGGTACATTGTCGCCCGCTGCGCCCTTACCTGCCGGGGGCGGGTTCTTGCCCCGCAGGTTGGCCGTGGTTGCGGCCTGTACTGCCTCTTGAAATGCGGTGTCAAAGGCTTCCAAATTCTTTTGAGAGGCTTCCGCGTCACTCCCGGTCAAGAATGCCGCAAACTGCGCAGGCAGCTTGCGCTGGAGCAGCTCTGCCGCCACAGCTGTTTCCAGCTGCTTTTTGGCAAAGGCCGCTTTTTCCTGCTCAAAGGCTTGGCGGTCCTTGTCCAGGTTGTACCGCTCCCGCTCCTCCTTGTTCATGTTGGACAGCTTCTTTGCTTCGTCCGCCTGTTCCTTGGCGCTTTCCTCCCACTTGGCTCTGGCCGTGGCAAGCGCCTTGCTGACCCGGCTGTCAAACTCGCTTTGGAATTTCTTGTCTTTCAGCAGGTCGTCAAATGTTGGAGTGTCGTTGCCCCCATCGGAGTTGGCGCCGGTGTCGCCCGCTGCCCCCTCTGTGTTGGTGTCTGCTCCATTTTCGCCGGTGTCTTCGGCAAACAGCTGGAGGTTCAGCGGCAGGCGTGCGCACACCCGGCTCTGTTCTCTGCTGTTTTCCATCTCGGCATACTGTTTTGTCATTGCTGACTCCTTTCCCAAACCGTACGCTGCCGGTTCGTTAAATGATATATTCCCACAGGCATAGCCTGAAAATGGGTATAAAAAGAGCAGGGCTGCATTGCAGCTCTGCTCACTTTGGGTTATTTATTGCTTTTCTTGGAGTGCTTTGTACTTCTCTTGTATCTCAAAATATCGGCGTTTCAGTTCGGCTTCTAAAGCTTTCATTTCCGGCGTGTTGCAGTGTCTATAACGGCTTCCTTCCGGGAATGTGTTGCTCCACTCCTTGAGAATTGCTTCACTACGCTGCGAATAATACTTGCCGAGAGCTGAAGGCTCCTCTTTTTTCGACTGTTCAAGATCTATCTTTTCCATCGGGTGTACACTCCTTTTCCTAAAATGCGGCAAGTTTCCTCAATCAGTATGTGTTTGGCATACTCTTCATAATCAGATAAGTCCAATCCATAATCTTTCATGACATAAGGTACATTGCTCTTGGCTTCCTCTCTCGCCTGTTCCCACTGTTTCTCCGTGACACCGTTCAATGCCTACAAATTGTCACAAGTGCAAAACAGAGAAAAGCAAAAAAAGAAAGCCCCGAATTTCGCGCAATCACGCGCCATTCGGGGCTTTTTTGGCGGAGAGCAAGGGATTCGAACCCTCGAACACCCGTTTAGATGTTACACGATTTCCAATCGTGCTCCTTCGGCCAGCTCGGACATCTCTCCGCGTCTCCGACAGGCGCACAGTCCCATCCGACCATGCAGCAGCTACATAGTATACAACAGCTCATACGCGCTCACAAGCGAGAAATACTCCTCTCTCGCATCCTCTCCACGAGACACCCCTTGGCCCGAAGTTGAATCAACCCCCGAAAGCGGACCCATCGCCGATGCCGACGCCGCCTCGCGCCGAACGCGCAAAGGCACCTCGAACAGCTCGCTCATCACCTCGTCCGTGATGAGCTCGCGTTTCGTTCCGTCGGCGTGTATCCGGCCATCTTTGAGCAGCACGACGCGGTCGATTTCGGGGATGATGTCCTCGGGGTAATGAGTGACCAGCACGATGCCCTTTCCTGCGCGGGCCAACGAGCGCATGCTCGAACGCACGTAATACATGCCTTCGGGGTCGAGCCCCGTGCAGGGCTCGTCGAACACGAGCATGCGCGGAT